ATCGTCTAGAGTAACTAGCTCTGGCGCTCCATTCTTCTCGTCAATCTCATCGTCTAGGGAAATAGTCTGTTCGTTGGGATCCATATTAGTTCCATCCACCAATGCGGGCAATAGTCCCGCTGTCATTAACTACAGCTCTACCTAGCGTGCTAAGACCAGATCCAATACTACCCATAGTACCGGCAGCACTAGCATCTCGATCAGCAGCACCCTTACGCTGGTTAATATTAAACATGTTCTGACCAAGCTCAGTGTTCTGCTGGACACCAAGCAGGTTACTATCAGACGATGCTGAGATCTGAGCCTCACCACCCTCGATACCAGACCCGAACTGAGCGCCCTGGCTAGTAGCTGCGGCTAGAGCATTAGCTCGCTGTGTCTGCTGCTCTCGGATGATTGAGTACTGCTTACGCTGACTGTCTAGCTCCATACCCCTCTGTCGCTGAGCTTCAGCCATCTGAGAGAGGCGGGAAGCCTTACGCTGAGCTTCACCCTGTTGAATAGCGCCGTAAGCCTGTACACCAGAACCAATGGCTCCAGCCGCAAGACCAATACCGGCGATGATTGAAGTAATTGCTGGCACTAATTTAGCTCCTTAATAAAAGCTCTTTCACGAGCCTTGTATCCACGTCGCTCATAAAACTTAGAGAGTCTATCTCCAGTTTCATCTGCGAGAAGACTCATGTGTGCGTGTTTACAACCACGCTTGTTAGCCCACCACTCAAAGGCTTCCATCATCTTGAAGGACATCTTTGACTGACGGTACTCAGGATCAACCCACCAGATAGCTTCTGAAGCTACCTTGTCCCTACTGAAGATCATCTCAGAAAGAAAGCCTGCGAGCATACCCACAGGCTTACCATCCTTATTCACCAGTAGTAACACAACAGCATCATCATTGTTAAGCAATGTACTGATAACAGTTTCTACCTTAGAGATATCTACAGTCTTATCGTGGTAGGGGGATGCTGCAAAGAACCTAAGAGCCAACGCCATTACAGCGTCAGCATCCTTAAGCGAAGCTACTCTCATGTCCATACTAGGTTGCTGCATTAGTGGAGTCTACCGCTCCCCAACCGGGAATATTAAAAGGAGCGTCCCCGATGGAAGCGAATCGATATTGGACAGCTTTTCCTTGTCCACGGATTTTAAGACGTCGGAAATCGTAGGAGTAATCTCCTCTGCCAGATTCCACCACTTGCTTAGAACTCCATCTGCCAGTATTTCCTGAGGTGGAGTAATCCCAGAGTGCTTGAACACTAAGACTCGATCCGTATTCTTTGCTGAAGTAGACATAGAGATAATTAGTTTGTCCCTGTTTGACTGCCTGCCCACGGAGTTTATACCCTGTGGTAAAGAAGCTCGAGTATGAATTAACACCAAAGTCTCGATAAGATCCTTCAGTGATTTCTGCTAGACCAACACCCGCGTCAGTCTGGACTAGATACTTATTACGATAAGTGGTTGGGTTTCCATTTAACAAACCGTACATAGAGATAATGCTAGTCACATAGACGTTAGTAACAGGGTTAAAACTCCACTTATAAAAACCTTGGTACTGAGTAGAGAAGATCAGGGCTCTATCGTAGCTAAATCGATCTCTCACAGTACTCGGAGGGGTGCTCCGGTACAGCCACTCAATAGTTTTGTCTAGTGGATTGAAGGTTCCTTTAGCATACTTCCTAGACTCTAGAGGAATACTTTGGTAAAACGATTTAATATTCTTCTCAGTCATAGAAGTGACCTGAACCTGGCCTACCTGACCAGGGGATCCCATAAAAATACCTTCTTCATTCCAAAAGACTGGATTACCTTCATAATCCACAAATGAAGTGGCAGACTTAACGTTGATACTAGAAACCTTGGACACAGTGTAGTCGGTAGCAGCGAAACCAATACCCGTGCTACCCGTAATAGCCCAGATACCATTAGTGGCAAAAATAACTAGAGCAGCGGCCATAGGAAACATCTTAATGATGTCACCAGCCTCTGGAATAGAAATTACGCCGCCGTCAGTAGCAAGTAGATTGAAAAGGTTTTCTGAGGTCGGGTCGTTAACCTGTAGACACTTACCAAATTGAGCACTATTCTCAATAGTCTGAGAGAAGTAAATCTTATCAGTAAATCCCGGAGCAGACACACCCGAGTAGAACACACGACCTGAGTGAAAGGCTACGTTAGCAGGCCGCGCCTGTGTAGAAATAACAGGAACTCCCGGCAACTCACTATTGTTTTGTAGGTTACGGGCTACGAAGAAAGGACTGGTGTAGAAGTGACCATTAGGAGAAGGGGTGTTACCGCGGAATACCGTATTAGCCCTAAGCTCTCCAGGAACGTCAATAACCTTGTCATTAACACTCTTTTGGTACACAATAGTACCGGGAGCAAAGTTACCGTAAGCATCCTTTAGAATCCAGAAGACATCTGCTCTAGAGGGGTAAGCTCCAACGTCAGTGTTAAACTTCTGGATATGGGCGTCACTCCATCCTGAGTTGTGTAGATTATAGTGATGAGAATCATTAAGGACAGTAGGACGTTCGTCTACAGCAGAACCATCCTCAAGCTCTTCAAAGTCTCTTACAGCTAGATCGATACGAGTAGTAATAAAAGTATTAGTGGCGGGAAAGAACTCAATAAACACAGGGTCCATAGAGGGATTGGTTACAAAGAGGTACCCATTACCTATAGCAAATTGACATTCCTGCTGGCCGATATCTCCAGACACCTGAAAGGGTACTAGAGAGACAGCTTGGTCATACCGACCAGCCGTAGTAGCCGTAGAGTTATTTCGGTAGAAGTAGAGGACATTTCCTATCTGTGTAACAAAAATAACGTAATCTCCATTACCTCCAGCAATACGCCAGAGATAAGTGGAGGTTGCTACGTTACCAGTAGGATCACTATGAAAGACATTACCAGGTTCTAAGGCAAGACCATTCCTACGAGTCACCGTACCAGTCTTGGTAATAACACAGTTGTCAATATCTGTTACAGCGTTCTCAGGGAAATTAAGAGCGGTGGCCTCAGTAACTAGACCTCCAGTGAAGTTATTCTCAACGACTACACCAACACTACGAGGCATACTGGGCTATCCTTAAATTACAGTCTTGACGTCTCTACCCTGTTTGGCAATGTATTTCATCACCTCAGCTTCAGCGGCAGAGTAGGTGGTGTAAGCTCCCTTTAGGTACTCGGGAAGCTGTCCTCGTTCAAAGGACACATACCAGAAACCATAGGGATCCTTACGAGTCAGTTTAATCTTGTTGTGAGCACCGTAGTCAATACGACGCTCATTGGGAATATCTTTGTTCTCAAAGTCTAGCACTGGTCAGCGCCTTCCATAATAGGGCAGATTACGATAGAAAGGAGTAGCCTTGTCGGCATCCTTACGTCTCTGCATGTTGATACGAGATTCTTTAGCATTCTTCTCCGCGATAGCGTGCTGAGTCTGCTTCAACTCTGCAAAAGCTAGGGCCTTAGACTCCTGGTACAGCAAATTGAAGTGCTCAGAAGTTAAGGGCGGAACAAAGTCGTCTTCCTGGAGAAACTGAAAGTTCCTACGGCCATAAGCCAAGGTAGAAGTCTTTTCAGCAGTGTGTTCAATAGAAAGGTCCACACTATTAAAGACTACACCAACACCAGGGATATAAGTGTATTCTATAGGATCTCTATCGTTTAGATAGAAGAGAGGAATAGAGTTACTGCCTCTCATAACAAAGTTAGAAGACAGTCTAAGATCACCTCTGTAGGTGTTTCCTAGGTTGTTGTTTCTAATTATGAACTCCGGCAGAGGAATGAACCTAAGCTCCTCTGTGCGCTGTTCCTTAAGATTATTATAACGTATCCATTCAACCGTGTCAACATAAATCGGCAGTTGCAATACATTTGGTTTTCCAGGATCACCCGAAGCAACCAATTCAAACAACTCATAGTGTTCAGGAAGGTCTGTCCTCGAGACAATGTTGTTGTAGACAGACTCAATTACAGTGACAACCTGCTTAGCCTCTACAGTGTCTCCAATAGAGTTGACCTCATCAGAGTCCATAGCAGACAGAATATCTTGGGTAAGCCTTAGTAAGGTGTATTTCATTTGTTACCTCTTGATAATGCCTGCAACCTGAGTGACTGCTAGAGCAGCTACACCGGTGATGAAGAACGACTTGATAATCTCGATCTCAGCAGCTCCGTAAGCTCCTGGGATAGCCGGGATACCCCAACCAAACTTAAAGGTACTATCAGCACAGATAGCGGCCCAATGGAGAGCGACGGGCATACCCAACAGGAGAATCATAGTCTGTGTGACCCAATTCTTGCCTGCTAGGTAGCTGGACTTAGTCTTCTGAAGATCCGAGTCTGCCTTAACCATCTCAATAGCCACATTGGCAGTTGTTTGGTTGTTGGCAACGAGGGTATCAGCTCTCTTGTTGTAGGCAGCAATAAGCTGTGGGAAGATATCTAATCCAAAGAACTTAAGAACTGCCAACCACATATTACTTGTCCCTGTAGTGTTTGTAGATAAACCAACCGATACCAGCAGCCACAATGATTACACCAAGGGCTACAACAGCCTCCCAGGAACCAATAGAGGGTAGAAGCTGGCTAGCAGCAGCAGTACCACCAGTGATGACTGCACCAGTGGCAATAGGAGACTGTTTAGATGCCTCCACAGCCTTAGCAGGGGCCTTCGCCACCTTCTTAGTTACCGTGGGAGCCTTACCGAGGAAGATGGCTCTCTCGCGCTTCCTACGAGCTAGAAGGATATTAGGCTTATTGCCAGCCCTCTTGTACAGAAGGAAGGCATCAGCAGCTCCTTCAATGTCTCCAGCGTTAAACTTAGAGACAATGCTGGAATGAGCGAAGCCAGTTGGGCCAACATTGTAACACAGAGACACCATAGCATCAAACTGATTCTGCGTCATAGGCTCAGTAATAGCCTTGTTAACAGCAGCTTCGTACTTGGCCAAGTCTCGAGTAAAGATATCCATGGCCTCAGCCTTGGTAATGACTAGACCCTCAGTGACCTTCGGAGGTCCAGCGGCACTGGTGTGTCCAGTACCAACAGTCCAAACTCCTACAGAGTCTAGGTAGGCTTTGGTCTTAGTACCTTCCTCCTTAGCAAGATCAGACTTGCCCTTAGTAGAAGTCTTCATTTGTGTATTCTCCAAATAAAAAGGGGACGCCCGCTAAGACGCCCCCTTGGGTTTACTTACGGACGGTGAACCATGAGTCGAACCTTCACGATACCTGCCGTAAAGGTACCTGCAACCGTACCAGTGATATAGTCACCAGCAATCGGCTCTGCGAGACCGACACGAGTACCAGCGTTAGTATCACCAGAGCGGTAGGTAGCCCGCTTACCAACCGTAAGGTTGGCTACCGGAACAGCCGAGAGAACAGCAGCATTGTCCACAACCGTCGTACGGTCACTCTGGACAAAACCGATGCTCAGCGACGTACCACCAGCGGCAGCCACCTCGACAAAGGTCTCAACCTGTTCGATCTTCCAACCCTTCGGGTAGCGGATATAATCATCAAGGATGAGCGGGGTAGTCGACAGCTTGGTAAGGTCCACAGTAAAATCGTAGATCTGATTACCTGCAAAGTAATCAACATACGTTCCACCGGAGCCCGAAAC